CACTGCTTCATGAATATAATCATTTATATACCTGCCTCGTATAGCATCGTAAATGATATGTCTATATCCTATGTTGTGCTTGTTTGCCATCGACTTCATACGGTTCGCATTCTCGGCTGGCGTTGTATATGGTGCAATGTCAATGTCTATAACGTGCAGTCCGTCCCATACAACCTGCACAAAGTTGTTAGTGCCGCTGTCAGCAAGGTCTACCGTAATCCATTTGTCGCCGTTCGTCTGAGGGTCGTTAGTAAAGACACTGTTGGCTTCGTCAAAGGAAATAACTGTTCCCTCTTCGTCGCGAGAACTGACGTTCCAATTACCAAGCAACATTTTTTCTGCCTCTGCGCCCCCTGACATAGCGATAGAGCCGAGATAGCCTTCGTTATTTTCGAGCATCTCCTTGTTCTCGCTCATTCGACCGAGGTAGAAGCAGAATGACTTGATGAGTGACGGCCATTTGTCGCGACCCTTCATAAAGCCATATACACGGTCGAGTTTCTTGTCAATATCTGCCTTGCAGAGATTATAGACTTCCTCTTTGCTATCCCCCCACACTGCATCAGTAACGTTCGGACCCATAAGGTAGAAATATCGAACGCGTCCGTCTCGCTCATCCATAATGTACCCATCATCCCCGACGTACCAATCAATGAAAGTGCGAATCCAACTCTCTCTCTCAGGGTTTGTTGATGCCCTACACTTGCCCGAGTATTTGGATTTACCTCTGTTTCGCGTAAGGATGGTCTTGAATGCGTCCCAAGTAAAGCCCGTAAGTTCGTCATAGATAATCGTGTCATACTGGCGTCCCTTAAAACGTCTGAGAAGTGCCTCAATTGATTGGTCGGCTGCGTGGGTTACGTCGCAGTAGGCGCCACTTGGGAACATAACTCGTGGCATGTCGGCAGAACGTATCTGTATGGAATTTCCATAGACCTCACGGAATGTATCAAGTATCGACCCTCCTGCCTTAATATCATCTAAGTTATTACGCAGAAATAATCCACGCCAATTAGGGTCTAATGATTCTTCCGCAATGGACAACACCTCACCATAGGTCTTTCCACTGCCAAGGCTTGACCCCCCAAAACACACGTCTACGCTTGTCCTTACAAAGGAGCGCTGAAATCCAGGATGCGGAGATACTATTTGTATATTTGTTGCCATAATTAATCGACTGCAAAAATACAAATAATTTCTGACATAGAGTAAAAAAGTTGAAGTTTTGGTTTAAATGGACAAACTTTATACACTGAAATCGGAAGTTTATAGCGTTTTGCTTAATTTTTTACTTCAATCTAACCGATTTATACAAAACAACTTAAAATAAAACTTCAAGCAATCTTCACAAAATATTTGTTTTCAATAAAAAAAAGTTTGTATTTTTGCGGTCGGAAAATAATTTTTCAAAAACAAACAAATATGAAGTTCACCAAAGAGCAGGCGGTTGAAGAAATCACCGCCAAAATCACCGACAAGGACAAAGACCTTGACCTTGCCCGCACCGTGAAGGAGTGTGTAGAAAACGCGCTCAAAATGGTCGGTGAGAACGAGGAGATGGAGTTGGACGCTTTCGTGTCGTTTGTGCAGCCTTTCGTGGCAACCGCCGCAGGTCTTGCACACAAAAACGCGGCCACCGCTACGAAGACGCTGCAAGAGAAGATTGCAGAGTTGGAGAAGAAAGACCCTGCTAAACCCGACCCGAAAGCCGACCCGAAACCCAACGAAAGCGAGGAGATGAAATCCCTGCGAGAGCGTCTCGAAGCCCTCGAGAAGGACAAGGAGGCGAATGCGAAGGCGGCGAAAATCGCCGAAAAGAAAAAAGACATCTCCGCGAAAATCAAGGAACTCGGCGTGACGGACGAGAAGTGGATTGAACAGTTGCTCGGCGTGGTTGCCATCAATGAAGACACCGATGTCGAGCAGAAGTCGAAAGACTATGTGGCAATCTACAATATGTCGCACACGTCAACGTCAATCACCCCAAAAACGCCCGGCAGTGTCAATACCGACAAAATTGACCTCACGGGTCTCGACGACGCCCTCAAACAAATCCGAGGTGACTTCGGTCAAAAGAAAGAAAATAAAAATTAAAAATCACAGAAACAATGGTAACAAGCGTTGATTACGGCTATTTCCGCGGTAGAGTGTTTGTCCAGAAACATGGCAACATTGGCGGTTATAAGTCCGTGTTTGTGAAACTCAAGGAGTTGCACAACGAACTCGTCTACCCGGCTTTCGGTGGCATCATTATGAACCCCTTCAAGGGTCGCGCCAAGTTCTTCGCAGGCGACCTGCTGGAGTACCGCACCAACGACAAGGGTGTGCGCCCCGAAGTCTACATCCTCAAGACCTTCAAGGTCGTTTCCGCAAGCGGCACCACCGTGAACGTGCTTCGTGACGGCTATCTGCACAAGCCCTTCGTCGGCGACGTGCTGATGAAAGCCCCCAACGTTATCGGCGGTACTGGTACTGCTGCCACTGTGACCGCAGTCACCCCGACCACCGTCACCGTCAGCAACGTCACTTATGACGTGTACGCTCTCACGACTTCCACCGCCTTGACCCTCGCCAAGGATGACATCCTCGTCGAAGCAGAGGAGGCTGGCAGCAACAAACAGATGCTCGTCAAGAACATCAATGCCGTCGCCGATTGCGATGCCGACATGATGTTCGACGAAGTTGCCGATACCAGCAAGATTGGCACCGACGATGAGGACTTTGTGGACGCCCGCTACCTCTACACCCCCGCTCTCGGCGGTCTGATGTACACCCACAAGATGTCCCCGATGCCCCAGTGCGTTCTGAACCTCAACCGTTCTAACGTCAACGGCTGGTTTAAGGTTAATTACTACGACATGGGTAGCGGCCCCGCCGCTTTTGCAGCCCTCGAAGCCCGTGTCGCTGCTTTGGAGGCTTAATAAGAAAGGAGTAACACATGGCAAAATTTGATTCAACCCAGTATGCTGCTCTTTGGTCGAAGGAAGGCCGCGCTATCCAGAGCCTCATCCTCAATGACCCGAACCGCATACCCCAGTATTACACATTCTGGCGTGAGAAGTTCACGGTTGACCCCGTGACCACCCCCACCGCGCCCGACGGTTCCGCTTCCTATATCTCCCGTATGCGCCGACTGGAGACTGGTGTCCTTATGGACATGCGTGCTCCTCTCGCCGACGGTACGCCCATGGAGAAGGGAAACGCCGCCCAGTACACGGGCATCATCCCCGACTTTATCGCCAAGACCTACCTCGAGACCGCTATGGAGCGCGAGTACAAGGAGCGTCTGTTCGAGCAGGTCGGTGAGGACAATGCCTCGCTCGCGGGCTACGTCGTCGACTTCCTGCAGAGCGCCGTCAACTCGGCTAACATGACCCTGTCGCACATGGCCGCCCAGTTGCTTTCGACCGGTAAGGTCAACTACAAGCAGGGTGAGGGCATTCAGGCAGGCATCAGCAAGGCCGACATTCCCGACGAGAACTTCCTCAACGCTGGCGGCGTCGTGTGGAGCGACACCACCAACTTCAAGTTCCTCGATTGGGGTCGCGACCTCGTGAAACGCCTCAACGACAAGTACGGCGTCGACATGGCTTGGCAGGTCGAAATCCCGCGCGACATCTGGATTAACTACATCCTCAAGAACGCGCAGGTCATCGACCAGATTCGCTTCATCAACAACATCAACGGCATCCTACTGCCCTCGACCGCACAGATGACCGAGGATATGGCCATGAACGCCATACGTCGTTGGGAGGGTATGCCCACCATCGTCATCGTCGAGGAGAAGCAGAAAGACATCACCAACGGTCTTGTCAGCGGTTGGGCTTCCAACATCGTGGTTGTGCGTCCCGCTGGTTTCGCTGGCGTTATCCGCCATACCACCAACCTCGACTCGATGCTGTCGAAGTATCAGAACAACCTCATCAGCGCCGTGTATACCACTGCCCTCGGCGGTCTTCTGACCATCGAGAACGCCGTTGTTCCCAACGGTATCTACAAAGAGTGGCACGCAAAGGCCATGATGCAGGCTATTCCCTCGCTCGACGAGTTCCTGTATCACTACATCATCAAGACGAACGTTGCAGGCAACCCCTACAACTTCTGATTGTAACACTGAAAAACGTAGACGGAAATGGCTGTCATAGAGTTCGACATCTTACAGTACATGAGCGGTCTCACCGGATTCACCTTTGACAAGGCGGTGCTTACACGCATCGCCTTTGACAGGGGTGTCACAGAAGTCACGGATTATGATGATTTGACCCAAAGGGACAAAGATTTGATTACCGCAGACTTACTGTTGACTGCTTATCTATCCC